GAGCACGAACCAAGCGCTCATTGTCGAAGGGGCAGAGGCCGGTAACGTGGTCGAATAGCAGTTTTTTATACCTAAAGTATTCGACTTGATGCGGGGTCGCAGGTTCGATTGAGTCGTTAGCTTTTACGCCGGCAATACGTCCGAAATTAATAGAAGCGGACCTGCCCGTGTTGATCAGCGCGTGAATATCTTGATTTCGCCAACCGTCGTTTATCAAGGCCTTGATAACCGCCTTCTCTAGTGCCGTCAGACCAGATTTGGTCATCGCCTTCATCACGCTAAAGAGACATCATGCACCTCCATCAATTTGTAGCGATCGGGAACGGACGCATCAACCAAATCCTGCAAGAATTGCCCGATTTGTCTCAGCCAATCCCCCCTCAGCCCGGCCAAGACGCCAGCGAAGGCGTCACGCAGACTCGCAGGGCACCTCCGAAGAAGTAACGGCATCCTATAAGACGGGCCATTGGCATCGACGCGCGAATATCGCGCAGCAACGAACACGGGAGTGCGTGCCACGATCGAAGCCTTCAGGATCGGTGTCGCGCTCAACCTCACCAGCAACGCCGCCGGCGTGCTGAACGTGCTGGCGCGCGACTTCATGGGGCTGCGCCATCACATCAGCGGCACGATGGCGGACCTGACGCGCGTTCAGGTTGCGATCGGCGGTCTCGCCGCCATGACCGTCGGCGTCGGGGTGCTGAAGTTCACCGGCGACCTGTTCCACGCCGGAGAGGACCTGGTGCATCAGCAGGCGCTGCTGCAGGCGGCGCTGGGCGGCACGGCGGCGGCGCATTTCCAGGTGGCCGAGGCGACGCGCGCCGCCTGGGAGGCGACGCGCCAGGTGCCCGGCAGCACGGTCGTCGGCAACCTGGAGACGGTTGCGGACCTGCGCAACGTGTTCGGCAGCATGGCAGAGGCGATGGCGTTCATGCCCCGGTTCGCGCAGATGGCGCAGATCCTCGCCGATGTCGGCGGCAAGGTGAGCGCGGCCGGCGGCGGCGCGGCGTTCCTCGCCGCACGCGCGATGGAGTTGCGCGGCGGCCTGATCGGGCCGGACGGCCAGGTCGATGCGGCGCAGATGATGCACCAGCTCGATCTGCTGACGCGGGTCGAGGTGGCGACGCGCGGCCGGGTGGACCCGCGGCAGTTCCTGAACTTCGTCCAGCAGGCGCGCGCGGCCGGCATGAACCTGGACGACGATGCGCTGTTCGGCACGCTCCCGGCGCTGATCCTGGCGATGGGCGGCATGCGGGCCGGCACCGGCCTGCAGACCGCCTGGCGCGCGGCCGTGACCGGGCGCATGACGAAGCAGGGGGCGCATGTCGCCGAGAGCCTCGGCCTGCTCGCCCCGGGCGTGATGGCGCCCGGCACGCCCGAGGTCGCCACGACACGCGGGCTCGTCCATGGCGACGAGTTCGCGCGCGATCCGGTGCAATGGGTGATCGGCACGCTGCTGCCCGCGCTGCGCGCCCACGGGTTCACCTCCGACACCGACATCGCCAAGGAGATCGGCCGCATCTTCACCGACCGCACCGCGGCCGGCTTCATCACGGAGATCGCCCGCAACGCCGCCTCGATCCTCAAGGAACAGCAGAACATCCGGCAGGCCAGCGGCGCCAGCATCGACTTCGAGGGCCATGACCCGGCGCAGGCGCTGCGGGACTTCACCTCGGCCTGGCACAACCTGATGACGGTGCTCGGCTCCCCGCTGGTGGCCCCCGGCATCCGCATGCTCGGCATGCTGACCGACGCCCTCGACAGCATCACGAAGTGGATCGGCGAGCCGCATTTCGACCCGGCGCAGGTCCACAGGTTCCTCTCCGACCCGTTCGGGGCGATGCCGCCGGAGACGCACAGCCCGCGCGCCGAGGTGATCGGCAAGGTGCTCGCCGGGCTCGGGGCTTTCCTGGTAGCGGCCGGCGCCATCGCGGTGACCGGCTCGGTGCTCGCGTTCATCGTCGGCGGCGGCGCGGCCGGCGCGCTGGCCGCGATCCTGGGCGGCATCGCTGCGCTCGCCGTGACGCTGAAGGCGGACGACTGGCAGGCCTTGTGGGATCACTTCCTGGCGCCGTTCCGGCTGCTGCGCTACTGGCTGACCGGGACGTTGCCGGGCGGTGGCGGCCTGCCCGACCTGACGCCCGAGACGCGGCGGCGGCTGGACGAAAGGCGTGAGCGCGAACGCGAGGAGCGGGGGCGCAGGGGCGGGTTCCTGCCGAACGAGCCCGGGATCAGCCCGCAGAACTATGCGGCCCCGCCGCCCCAGGCCCCCATCATCAAGATTTACCTGGACGGGTCGGAGGTCGCCGGTGCGCTGATCCGCCGGGTGGTCCATCAGGCGAGCGGCCCGATCGCCGGCAACCCGGCGTTCGACGGCAGGCGGCTCTACGCGACATGACCGACACCATCCTGACGCTGGGCGGCTTCCCGTTCCTCGATCCCTACGGCGTCCCCGAGACGATCAACTTCGGGGGCGCGCAGCATCTGGTCGTCCACAAGCTGATCGGCGGGCGGCGCGTCATCACCGCACTCGGCCCGGATGACGACGCGATCCGCTGGCGCGGCCGGTTCCGCGGCGCCGCGGCGGTGGCGAGCGCCGAACTGCTCGACGTGATGCGCCGGTCCGGCAAGCCGGTCGTCCTGTCGTGGTGGACCTTCTCGTACCAGGTGATGGTGCGCCACTTCCGCGCCCAGTTCGAGCGCTTCTACGAGGTGCCCTACGAGATCGAGTGCGAGGTCGTCCAGGATCTCACGGCGGCCTTCTGGGCCGGGGTGGCGAACACGCTGGATTCGGTGGTCGACGGCGATCTCGGCCTCGCCGGGCTGTTCGGCAATGCCGTGCCGGCGATCAACACCACGCTCGCCGCGGCGCTCACCGCGCGCGCGGCAGTCGGCACGCTGCAGGGCGCGTCCTCGGGCAGCCTGACCGGCCTCGTCGCCGCGGTGAGCGCCGTCGGGGCCGCCGCGGCGACCGCGGCGCTGGCGGCCGACACCGTCTCCGGCGCGATCGGCGGGATCACCGCGGGGGGCGACCCGGGGGCCATGAGCGCGGCCCTCGGCGGCACGGCGGACACGGTCGCGACCGCCGCGGCGGGGGCGCAGACGGCAGGCGTGGCCGGGCGGCTGCTGAACAACCTCGATCCCGGCACCGGGCTGCTGGCGGGGGGCGTATGAGCGTCGCGAGGACCGTCGCCGGCGGCAACCTGTTCGCGATCGCCGCGGCAGAGATGGGCGACCCGACGCTCTGGTACCTGATCGCGCGGACCCGCCTCGCGGCGTTCCAGCCGGTGCCGCTGCCGATCGCGCAGCAGCTTGCGCTCTGGGACCCGTGGCTCGCCGGACCGGTGACGCTGAGCATCCCATCGCCGCCCGCCTATGGCGGCGGCACGGACGGCGTGCTGGGGATCTGAGCGATGAGCGAATCGTTCGCCGTGGTCCGGGCCAACAGCCAGGTGACCGGGGCGCAGGGGCCGACGGCCATTGCGGGCGGCCTCGACCTCTCGCCGCAACTGAGCCTGCCGGCGGCGCGCCGGCTTGCGATCGGCATGAAGGTGAACGGCCGCGTCGTGCCGGGCCTCGTCCGGTGCACGGTGACCAACAACAACTACTGGGGCGCCGATACCTTCGAGGCGGTGGTCGCGCTCGGCGCCACCTCCGCCGGCTTCGGGCTGCCGTTCTGGGCGCTCAACGACACGATCGAGCTGGAGCTGCTGGCCAGCCTCGATCCGTCGCAGCCGCCGGCGTCGCTGATCCTCGGCCTGGCCGACGACCTGGAATGGGACGCGGCGCAGGCGGCCGTCACGCTGCGCGGGCGCGACTACAGCAGCCGGTTCATCGACACGCGCACCAGCGAGAAGTTCCCCAACCTCACCGGCAGCCAGATCGCCACCACGCTTGCCGCCCGGCACCAAATGCAGGCCGCCGTGCAGGCGACGACGACGCTGGCCGGGGACCTCTACCGGCAGGACCACGTGCAGATGACCGACCGGGTGACGGAGTGGCAGCTCCTCACCTATCTGGCGGAGCGCGAGGGCTTCGATCTGTGGGTTGCCGGGCGGACGCTCCATTTCCAGCCGGCGCCGCCGCAGCCCGGGCCGCCGCTCACGATCGGCTACAGCTACGCGACCGCCAACGACGCCACGGTGCAGGCGAACACGCCGCACCTGAAGTGCAGCCGCGCCATGACCCTGTCGCGCGACATCTCCGTCACGGTGATCTCCTGGAACCACGAGCACAAGCGGCCGATCAGCGCGACTGCGCATGCCAGCAAGCTGGTGAAGGGGCGCGGCAACACGCCGATCCAGGCGCCGGCGAGCAACATCGGCGCGCAGAGCTTCGTCTTCCGCGTGCCGGGGCTCACGCAGCAACAGGCACAGGAGTACGCGAACAGGAAGTGGGCCGAGCTCTCCCGCCATGAACGCAGGATCACGGTGAGCGACCTGCCGGTGGTGCTCTCCCTCACGCCCCGGATGATGCTGCAGGTGACCGGCACGCTGACCAGCTTCGACCAGCCGTATGTCATCGAGGAGATCGAGCGCAGCTTCGCGGCCGAGCATGCCGGCATGACGATCCGGGCGAAGAACGCCTCCCCGCAGTCGATGCAGGTGCTGTGAGCGCAACCGAGGATCTCCTCAACCTGATCCGCCGCGAGGTGGAGCGGAGCCTGTTGCGCATCGCGCGCCCGCGGGCAGGCGTCGTCGTCAGCTACGATCCGGACCGGCACGCGGTACAGGTGCAGTGGCCGGAAGAGGTGGCCGAGGACGGCGACATTCAGCAGTCGCCGTGGATTCCGATCAGGATGACGGCGCTGGGCGCTGGCTGGGGAGCGGCGCTGGGGCCGCTGCCGGGCGCGCATGCCGTGGTGGACTTCCTCGACGGCAATCCGAACACGCCCTTCGTCTCGGGCTTCCTGCCCTCGCTCGCCGAGATCCCGCCCACCGCGCAGGCGGGCGAGATGTGGCTCGTGCATCAGACCGGCAGCACGGTGAAGCTGACCAGCGACGGCAGCGTGAGCGTGATCGGCACCGCCCACGTGAACGTCACCGCCGCCGGCACGGTGACCGTGGCCGGCGCGGCGATCCACCTCAATCCCTGATGCCGGCCGTCGCGCGGCTTGGCGACCCCGGCAGCCACGGGGGCGCCATCGCGACCGCTTCGCCCAGCGTCCTCGTCAACGGGATCGGCGTCGCGCGCAACGGCGACATCTACGCCTGCCCGATCCACGGGCCGAACCCGCTGATCAGCGGGCGCGCCGAGACCGCCAACGGGCAGCCCATCGTGTGCGTGGGCGACCTGGCGAACTGCGGCGCCGCCATCACCGGCGGATCGCCGAACGTCTTTGCGGGGTAGCAGATGAACATCACTCGCCGCGCTGTCGCGGTCGCCGGGAACCCCCAGGCCGCGGCCAATTTGCGCCGGGACCGGGAAGCCGATGTGGCCCGCGCCGCCGCGCAGGCCGCCGATGCGCGGCTGATCGTCCGCATCGAGTGGGACGCGCCGGATCAAACCGGCGTCGTGCACCACTACGTCTCGCCGGACATGCCCAAAAACAAGGCCGCCCCGCGCGCGGCCAGGCTCACGGCGCGCGGCGCGACGAACGTCGCCATCATCAGGAAGGCCTGATGCCCGACCTCGCGCTGCCGTGGCAGGACGACCTGGCGTGGTCGCTCACGGGCGATCTCGCGACCGTCGGCGGCACGGTGTGGGGCCAGCAGCGCGTGATCCGCCGGCTGCTGACCGCGCCCGGCGCCTATATCTGGCACCCGACCTATGGCGCCGGACTGCCGGAAGATCACGGCGATCGTGCTGGCGCAGATGCTGATGGAGGACGCGGTCGCACAGTCGCCGCCGCCCAGCGTCAAGGTCACGCGCCCGCAATTCGGCGTCGGCGTCGTGCAGATCGACATCGGCTACACCGACGCGACCACGGCCGCGCCGGTCGCGCTCGGCTTCAGCGTCGCGGTGTGAGATGAGCGGGACCAACCGGGGCAGCAGCTACGTCGCCAATTCGGTCCAGGGCTTCACCGCCCTGATGAACGCGATGGCGGCGGCGGTGCAGTCCGCGGCGAGCGTGGTCGTGGACGTCACCGTCGGCTCGGTGCTGCGCGCCTGCCTGGAGGCGTTCGCCGGCGTCACCCTGTGGCTCGAGAGCCTGGTGCTGCAGGTGATGACGATGATGCGGCTCGCCACCGCGGTCGGCACCGATGTCGACAGCTTCGTCAACGATTTTGCGCTGGAGCGGATGGGCGGCGCCGCCGCGATCTGCACCACGGTGCAGTTCTCCCGCTACACGGCAACGCTCGCGGCGACGGTGAATGTCGGCGTGACCGCGGTGACGGCCGACGGCACGCAAGGCTTCGCGGTGATCGCGGACGAGTCGCAGACCTACTGGAACGCGGCCGCGAACGCCTATGTGATCCCGGCGGGCACGGCGAGCGCCAGCGTGACCATGCAAGCGCAGACATCGGGTGCGGCCGGGAACGTGCCGGCCGGGTCGATCACGCTGCTCACCGTGCAGGTGCCGTATATCGACTATATCTCCAACACCGGCGCCGCCGCCGGCGGCATCGACGCCGAGTCGGATGCGGCGCTGAAGCTGCGCTTCCGGCAGTTCATCCAGTCGCTCGCGCGCTCGACGCCGGCGGCGGTCGCGTTCGGCGCCGGCTCCGTCCAGCCCGGGCTCGACATCAACCTGGTCGAGAACTACGACCACAATGGCAACTGGGCGCCGGGCACGTTCTTCGTCGTCGTGGA